AGAAAAGTAGAAGGTTGGGTAAACTATGATAAATCAGAATTCAGTTCACCAAGTGCTTTGCATGAAGGCGATGAATCTAGATTAACAGAAGTTTACGACAAACTGTATTCTTTACAGGATTTCTTAACACCTGAAAACTATAAAACTTATGATGAGCTATCAATGAAGTTGAATAAAGTACTTGGAGTCGATGCGGGTCATTCTGCAATGCCGGCACCAGTAATGAATGAAACTGCAGCTCCAGTAGCGGGTATGAGTACAGCCAATGCGGAAGCAATGGGTACTGCGCCTTCAGCTGAAGAATCATCTGATGAAGATGATACATTAAGTTATTTTGCTAAACTAGCGAAAGAAAGTTAAAATCTTATAAGATTTGAGAGGAGGCGAAAGCCTCCTTTTTTTTAGTCTGAATACTGATTGATTAATGCTGCATTCTTAAAATTAAAGTCAGAAGGAGGAGGCCCATTAACTATAAAAGTTGCTCCGCCTTGAGCATTTTGATATGAAATATTTTGAGTAGGTGGACCAGCTGGATATTTTTCTTGTAATGCTTGTGATTGTAAAACTTTACCTTCTTTAGAAAGAGCATCTATTATTTGTCCATCTTCGTCTTTACCATCTCTTTTAGCCATCATTGCATCAATAGTAGCTTGCCCTCTTGACATAACTTCATTAAATTTACGAGAAAAAGCTTCTTTCGGACTTTCTCCGCCTGGCATCGCTGCCCCAATTGCCGATAAAGCTGCAGCTGCGATTGCTTTTGGAAATGCTGCTATCTTCATGAATATACTTAATAGGCTTAAACCGATATTTTTAATTATACCACCAAATCCAATATCTGCTATTCCATCTCTTAAACGATTAAAGAATCCAAGAACTGCATTTTTAACAGCGTCAAACATACTATCAAATAAATCAGCAAAAGAAAAGCTTTTCATTTTTTCTGCAATACCATCAAACCCAAAAAGACCTAAGAAAAATGCTGGTATAGTTATAACGAAAAAGTCGAGTAATGAGCCAACTAGCATTCTAAATGCGCCTTTTAAACCATCAAATACACCCGCAATAAATTTATTTAAATTATCTTCTTGGGATTTCATTCCATCTATAAATCCTCTAACAAATCCTATAATTCCTAATACTGGTCTTAATATCTGACCAAATACCATACCTAATCTTTGAAATGCTCCTTTAAATTTATCTAATACACCGAATACAGTTTTTAATACAGGTAGTTTATTAAAGAACATAAATATTTTAGTACCTATGTTTGTAAAATTCTTTCCTACATTTTTTGCAGATGCAGTTGCAGCGTCTAAACCTCTTGCAAATACAATACCAATTCTTTTAGGTAGATTCATTAACATTCTAAAAGGTTTTAATATCATCTTTACTAATTTATTGGCACCTTGTCCTACTAATCCAGAGGCTTTAATTTTAGTATCAATTCTACCAAATGCGGTAAATGCTGATTTTCTTCCAGTTAAAAATCCTGTCATACCTTTTAAAAAGTTACCTACATTAGCTAATGATAACTGCATTAACTTACCAAGGTCTTTTCCAGCATTTAAAATAAATCTTGCCCCTTTTGCAAATACTCCTCCGCCTTTACCTTCAGGTGAAAATTTAAATGTTTTTGCTACTCTATCTCCAAAGCCTTTAAATACATTTTTTATATTATCAAAGAGTACTGGAAGACCAAGCGTCTTACCCATGTTTGTAGCGCCTTTAATAATACCTTTACCTATGTTAGCATAGGGAGTCATAAATCCTTTAAAAGCTCCAATAAGAAAACTAAATATTGCTGTTCTTACAAGGAATCCAAATATTCTACTGCCCTTTTCATCTTTAAACTGCATTTGTAAGAGTCTAAACTGAAGTTTTAATTGTTTGAAGATATCAAATAAACTATCATTACGTTCTTCGTCTCTTTTCTTCTCCATACGTCCGCGTAAGAGTTGTTCTTTGTCAGCTTCTAAATCATCTAATCGACCTTCTTTTAAAGTCATTATTAATTGTTGCATCGCATCTATTTGCGATTGACTCATATTCATAGCATCTCTTTCTAAATGGTCTTGCAGTTCTTTTGAGTATACTGCAGCTTCTTTAGCCATATCATTTTGGTCACTATTCAAAGTTTTGATACTATCTACCAAATCGTCAAATGGGTTATTTGCGCCGTCTGATACTCCTGATATTGATGCCATATTTTATTCCTTATTTACCGAATGCTTTACCAGCTTCAGATATACCAAACGACCCTAGTGTTACTACCACAAAGGATGTGTAAATTGTTTCAGAAACCTTTAAGTCTAAATCCCATACTAATGCTGTGACTAAATCGGTGATACCGAAACACATCATTAAAAAGAATGATATAAATCCTATGATTGCTTTTTCGTTTAAGTCATTGTCGTCTAAGAATAAATCCATGAATTTTCTTTTACGAGGTCCTAGTTGCTCCGCAGCACGCCTAGCTTCCTCTTTCATTTCCTTAATTTGGTCTTCTTGTTCGTCAAGCTTGTCAATCATAGCCATATACTTATCTAAGTCTATTTCTACTTCATTTCTGCTGTTATCTTGATTCTCAGCCATTATCCATTTCTCCTATTTTCCGCTTTTATGCGTTCGTTTTCTTCTGCAATGTGTTCCTGCAAAAGAGCTATGTATATCTCCCTTTCCCACGGTACCATATCATTTAGTTCTGTTAAACTATACTTATGATGTTGCATCATTGCAAAATTAGTCTTATAATGGTTTACAAGACTATCGTGCGAAAGGCCTATGTAAAAAAACTTTGCAGACCTCTTAGTTCCTGCTCGTTATCTTTGCCACAACTACATTTATAAGTCAAGTTGTGGTTAACTGCCGGCATAGTATTAAAAAAGTCTGTCATTTTCATAAATTGTACAGAACTTAATGAATCAACAAACTTTGTAAGTGATGCTTTAGATTCATTCTTAGAATCATATACATCATCTTTATCAAAGATTGTATCTATGCATGCCATAATCATTCCCATAGCGCTATCAACGCCTTCTTCAGCTTCGGCAAAACGATTTACGTCTTTTACTGAAGGGTATTTCATTACAACACCTACATCATCAGTTATCATTATAGTAGTTTCATCTTTTGAAACCACCGGTAAATTTATTTCATCAAAATCGACTGTTACGTCGGTTCTCATGTCACATTCTTCATCATTACATTTCATAGATAAATCAATCTTTTCACCAACTGATTTAGCTCGTAATGCTAAAAATAAAGTTTCAATGTCAAACATTGCTAAATTTTCAACATCATCAATATCATCTACACAAGATTTAATAACATCTATTGTTGACTGCATAATAACCTTTTGGTCATTTGTCTCCATAGCCATCATTAATATCTTTTCTTCCTTCACTAGGTATGGTCTATACGTCACTGTTTGACCAGTTGACGGTATTTCAATACTATACCTAGCTGTATTTAGCTCTGGTAAAGCCATAATAATTCTCCTATTATATTATCCAAATATAGATAACGCACTTCTTATTGCGCTACCTGTACTACTTAACGCACCTTGTGGTACGTATTTATCATAAGCAAAACTCACATTCAATTTTTGAATCTGGCTAGTACTTTCGTTAGAAAGCGCTACTTCACTCATCGTCACAGGGAATGCTCCCTCCAATTTCACGCCATATATTGGCACGTCTTGTTCATCTAACTGTTGTATTATTACATCAGTAACTATATCTTCTTTATAAGCGATACAGTATTTATCTGTATCTACTATACTATTTATCCACTTATCAAAGATAGTTTTCATATAATAATCATTTGTAAGTAAAAAACTTATTGCAACATCATCATGTATTGTACCGTACGGTATTTTTTTAGACTGTCTTACAGTTTGATGTTCAAAAGTACTTATTTGTTTTCCAGGTATTACTACTGAATCACAAAGTAATGATATATCTCTTGGGTCGTTAATTAAATTCTTTGAATTAAAATTACCTGCGATAGCTGATGAGATAGCTCCTTGCAAATCAAAATTAAATAATGAACCACTTGGTGGTGTAAACATTACATTGAATCTATTAGCTTTTGCTAATCCACCTTTTTTACCTATTGTTGATTTTAATCTATCTATGCTCATGGTTGTCTCGCTATTTTAAGGCTCTCATTCCAAACACTTCCTTTACTTTTCTTCTTAAATTGTTCTACTGGTAAGAATATAGCAATCTCCCAATCAGTCATTGGGACTCTTGCAAACTGTGATTTAACATGTGCTCCTAAATAATGTTTAAAGCACGGTTTAAATTCTTTAAATTTTTGTACACCTGATAATAAATTATATCTTATTTTAGTAAGACGAGTACTTTCAGTTGATTTTTCTGGTCCTAATGCCATTAGCTCATCTAAAAATTTAGCTCTTGTATTATAATTTAAATAATGTAGATTCAATCCATAGAATCCACCAGGCGCAGCATCTACCATTATTGTTAATGGAAACCTATCGTAATATGGTAATGTTTCTTTATGCTTAGGGTCATAAAAATACATATACATACTTCCACGAAGGTTAGTAGTTGTTCTATCTAAAGCTGAATCTCCTAAAACTTTTTGTCTTGATATAGATAACCCTTGCACTTCTTTTTTAAACCAATCACGTGATTGTTTTGTACGAGCTTGTACTCCAGCTCTAAATGCGTTTGCTTGTAGGGTATCGAATAAACTTGCCATATATCTATTTATACAGACTTATAGTATCTTTATGCCTAAATTCTTTAAAGTTTCTTC